CATCCTGTTTCCCAGTTCCATGTGATTGGTGTCTCTGTTGGTGGGCAGTTACGGCTTGAGACAATGCGAAGTTTTCTTACTTCTTCATCTTCTTCTACAGGTTCTAATCCCAAGATAACGTCAGAATCTTGGAAGAACGAAGACGAGTAACCGATGGAATCAGCAGTCACTTTTCCACCGCGCATCTTCCATAGCAAAGTCTGTGTTGTAATAATTACGGGTTTGTTAATCTTCTGAGCCAAGCGCTTAAGACCACGAGTGATATTAGTAATTGCTTGAGGTGTATTCATTTCACCAGATATTTCATCAAGCATCAAATATACACCATCAACAAACACCACATCAGGTTTTGTCTGTTGGATCTTTGCTGCTAAAGATGACACTGTCAATCCATTAACAGCATCTACAAGATGAAATGATTGCATATTTTCAATCTTGTTGAGGGAAGAAACATAGCGAGCATCTTCTGCTGGAGTTAACTTACCTCTACGCAAACGAGTGTGAGAGATATTTGCACGAATGGAGTCGTGTCGCTGTTGCTGTTCTTTGTTGTTCATCTCAAATGATTGAAACATAGGAACTTTACCTTGTTCATGAATATTGATAGCAATCTTTAATGCGATCTGTGATTTACCAGTCTTTGGTGGTGCAATGATGGTGATCAATTGACCGCCCTGTAAACCAGCAGTTGCTTCATCAATCTTTTCAAACCCTGTAGGTATACCTAAGAACTCTTGGTTCTTTAATGACTGGTATTCCTTGTACCGTTCTTCAACATTCTTTGACAAGTCCATCTCGTGAGTGCCGAGAACACCTTGTTCGTTAACACGAGTAAGAGTTCCCTCCATAGCAATGAGGGCTGCTTCATGGTTGTTTTCTTGCAGGTTCTCAATCGCTGCTTCTAGTCCTTGACGAGTAAGTAAATTGCGACGGAAGGTAACCATCGTGTCCAACAAGTAATCGATGGTGTCTTCAACATCTAATACTTTGTAATTGGGATAATGGTCTTTAACTACTACTGCTGTTGGTACTTCGTTGTACTCGTTGTAGTGGGAAATGACAAATTCCCATACACGACGATTATCATCGTCAAGAAACCAATTTGCTTTTACATCGCGTTGAAGGGCGGGGATTATGTCTCTGTCACGAATGACTTTACTAACTAAACGGTGTTCATTATCTGCTGCCATCGCGCCCCTCCTACAGGTTTTCTAGTTCTACTCCCCATGACCCGTACCGAGCGACTCTACCAGGTAAATCAATCACACCTTTAAAGTTTGCTCTGTAGGGAAGATCATCAATAAAGTTATCGATGTCCGTATACAGTTCCGCGTAGTTAAACGGGTTTGCACCTCGTCTATCTAGCCTAGCCATAAAACTATCTAAATGTTGCTGAGTCCAGTCATCAGATTCATACGCTGCTAACTCTAATGACAGACCATATTTATTTCCTAAATCCCACAACTGCTTCAATGCTAACGCATTAAGTCTTGTTATCTTTCTTTCTTGTGTAGTCCTAAGTAATTTTTTTGTATCCACCATCTCGCTGACAGCCACAACATCAATAAGGACAATAATGCGAGGAGGCGTTTCGTTCGAGATGTCACCATTTTTCATATAACCTCAATAGTAGAGTACTTTAAAATCAACTCTCTAAAGCGTACTGGATCATCAATTGCATCAGCAACAACTTCTTCACTTACACCTTTAGGAATGCTGATTGCGTAATGACCATTGTTAATTCTGCTCTTAATGTTTACATACTGGGTGTGCTTGCATGATCCGCGCTTCTTCCACACAGGGCATGTGCATCTGGTGTCTTTACTTTCAGTGTCAATCTCGACCTCAAAAACCCCAGCACCTTGAGGAGATATGAACAGTTGAATTGTCCGCCAACTGGTATCCATACTCATCCCCTTCATTCTTGGCCTCGTCGATCTGAGCCAACGATGGGAACTCGTACAAAGGCTTCTTGGGCAAAACTTGCCATAGCCTCTGAGTAGTTTGCTTCCCAGTTCTCAAGTTTAACATTTGTCGTCACAATTGTTGGTAAAGCCTTGTCATATCTCAAACGAAGAATTTCATCAAAAGAAGCATCGTCATACTTTGAACCGTACTCTTTGCCTAGATCATCGATGATAAGAATTCGCACATTTAACCAGTCAAACCGAGATCTTCCATGTAAGCCATCGATTCGGTCAGTAACACTGTGGTCAGTTTCCTGGTCAAAGGTTGACTTCTTTAGTGAGAGAAACTCTGGATAAGTTAAGTAATGGATAGGGCGAAAACTCATACCAAAATCAGAGTTCTTAATTCCAAAGGCATGGCACAAAGCCGCATCATCATCAGGAAGTCTGCGGATAACTTCCATGGCTGCAACAACTGCGTGAGTTGTCTTACCGATACCAGGCCCTCCGTCAAGGAGAAGACCAACGCCAGTAGTTCCTAAGTTCCCAATGTTCTTAATGACTTGGCCTTCAATAACCATGTCAATCCAATCACTGATCTCTGCTGGAAAATATCCAGCCTTTTCAATGATGTCGCTAGGTTCTAAGCCTAGAAATCGTGTTGGGATATTAGAGGTGCGAAGTAACCAGTGCCTCTTCAAAGAAGAGAGTTGAGTGATGTCGTACATTTACGCCTTAAAGGTTAGTTCGCCAGCAAATGAAACTACTTTGCCTGCAGCGTCAACTTTCTCTCCAGCAATCATCTTCACGCTTTTACGAGGAGTTAGTTCAAGAACCTTTGATTTAATCCAACGCTTACCTGCTGATGCGTTTTTCCATGCAGTTGACAAAATGATTTCAGCAGTTCCATCTTCTCCTACCACAGAGACAAATGCCATCCATCCTCCACCTTGTTCTGTGTTGAGTGTGAGATCTGCGGTGAACTTCTTAGTTACTTTCTTAGCCATGTTGCTCCTCGTGTTATTAAGTGTGTTGCTGCTGATGTAATTAAAACTACTAATACGTATCCAAATACTTCTCTCATTTGTTTGCTCCTTTGAGCCGCAATTCGTGGCGTTGCATCTGTGCACGACCTGACATGGTGTTTTGGAATGTGCGACCATCGCTGGCAGTGAGGACATTAGCAGATGCTTTTGGAGTTTCGTCAAACTCTTTGCTGGCGATCCGTGGAAGACCAAGGTTCTGGCGTGCTTGGTTCATCTTGGTTCGAAACGATGCAAGGAAGCGCTTGTACAAATACGGAGCCTCATCTCCAACGTCTGTAAAGTTGCGTTCATCCGCCATGAAGAGGCGGAGAAGTTCTAACTCTAGGAGTGGTGTGGTTTGGTATTGGGTTCTGAACTTGGCAAGGGCTCCTGAGAGTTGCTTGACGTTGACTGTTCCTGGTAGGAGTGGGAACTTCTTGCCAACTCTGTAAGAGAACTCAGCAGCGACGTCCATGGCAGTCCACTCATGCTCTGGTCGCTTTCCACGGGTTCTTGGATCGTTCTTTCGGATCTTAGGCTGTGGCGCATCCCTGTCCTCAACAAGGCCAAAGCCTGCAAGATCTTCGCCATCGTCGTAGCCTTTCATTGGGATAAGGATTTCCCTTCGAATCTTTGATTCAGAATATTTTAATTTATTACTATTTGTAGTATTACTACTAGGTACTAGTTGTATATCTGTAATATTACTATCTGAACTATTGATCACCTTATCAGGTGAGGATGGGTAATCTACTGTCAGTTCAGATGGGTAATCTACCGTCAGTTGGTAGACGTTCTTGCCCTTGTATCCGTTGGCTCTTTTGGTGTTGACCACGGTCAAGAACCCCTTGGCTTGTAGGGCTTTAATGGCATCTCTAACGGTTCTGTCACTAGATTTGCCAGTCTGACTACCCAACTCGGCTACAGAGGCCTGTAAACGGCCGTCAGCGCCCGAATTCAGGCACATAAAGGCCAGGAGTCGGAACTGGTAATCGGTGATGTCAGCGGGATAAGCGCCCTCAGGGATTTGCACGGGCGCAGACTACTCCTCAAACGGGTCGATGTCGTTGCGACCTTCTAGGTTGTCCAGGTGAGCGTTGACCTCCTCGGTGAGCAGGGTGACCACCTTGGTGGTGATGTAGCCAGCCAACAAGTCCACAAGGCTCATGAAGGTATCTTCAATTGCCTCCAGGATTTCGTCCTCATCAAGGTCTGGATCGCCATGGTCAATCTCAATTACATCTAATCCGTCCATGATGTTCCATGTTTCTGCCCCATAGTCTTCTACGGAGTGTAGGACTGTGTGAGACTCTGGACTGTCATCCCATACGATGGCAAGAACGTCATCAGGTATGTTGATCATCTTTACAACCTCTTTGATGGGGTTGTTTACCTTAGTAAAGTTCTTTGATCCGCTAAGGACAATATTTGTAAAGTCGCTGTTCTCTGAGAAATAGGCGTGAAACTCTAGGTTGTGTTTTTTAATGACATTCCATACGCTTTCAACAAATAACTTATTAGAAGTGATTGGGAAAAGAATAAAAGGATCGTCATACATAAGTACGAGTTCTTCAAGTCCCTCTGTCACATCGATGTTTTGAAAAGATACTACCGATATTCTTCTCATAGGCGTGGCAACTGTCGACGCGCTTCAAAGACAACAGGCTTATTGAGGTACTTGTTAATCATCAAAGATAAGAATGATGCTGCAGGTACTGCAACAACTAATTTAAGATCCCAATATTTGAGAAGATAAAGTGCGCCAAGACTTAACGGCATTGGTAGGAGTTTATTAAGAAACGATTTATCTACAATTACGTAGGTAATCAAATCTAAAAACTCAATGGCGTATGTAACTGCCATTCCTGTAAGAATTACGGAGATTAGTAAGTTGACCATGTCCGCATACTACACGGTTAGGTTGTTGTACTCCACTGCTGCATAGGTTCGGACACGCCAAAAAACGTTTTCTGGAAGCCAATCACCAAGTGTTTGAGCCAAAGCCAAGACTTTTAAGTCTTTGTTTATGTACAGATAAGATGGAGAATTGTTAGCAGTTCCTGACCACACGCACCCTACAGACGTTGGTAACGAACCATCAATATAGTCTGTAGGAGCAAAGTGAGGAGTAACTGTGGGGTTAAACCTAAATGTGTTTTCAAATTGAACGCAGTCAATATAGAAAGTTCCAGCACCACCAGAGAACACTATTTCGTATGTATCTGTAGTAGCAGTGGCATCTGTTAGATCTGTACCATAGATACGGGTCCAGTCAGCGTATGTTGCCTGTGTGTATGGGTCGTTGTCAATGATGTTTCCATCGGAATCTCTACCAATAAAAGTTAGCAATATGTCAGAGGAAGACTTCACATACGCAGAACCTGTGTAGTACTTTCCAGGAAGAATAGTTGAGCGGTTAGATGTAAATGTCCATGGACCACTAGCCACAATCTTTGCACTTTTACTTCCTGAGTACACCTGTGAAGGCACGTCAGATACAGTAGACACTGAAGCAGATCCTGAAAGAGTCCAGTTATCTGTTGCATTGTTTTCAAATGATGGGTTGTAAATAAGATTTGATTTGTTTGGGTTAAGAAGAATGTCTACAGCACGGGCTTCATCATATGAAGCAGTTCCTCCTGTTTGCAAAGACACGCAGTCAATGTAATACGTTCCTGCTGCTGACCAAGAGAATGTAATTCCAGCGTATGCTGCATTAACGTTATTAGTTGCTGGAACAGCAATTCCTGACTCTGTTGTAAGAGATGTTCCAGTGTAAGAGTTTGTAATTGTAAAGGTAGTAGCAGTAACAGCAGTAATTGTTGCATTTGATACGTTAAATCCTGAGGTAGTAAAACCAGACACCGTTACGTGTTGCCCTACAGTAAACTGGTGTGTTGTAGGGGTTGTGTAAGTGATGGAACCAGAGACTCCTACAGCACTTGCTACAACCGAACTGTATTGCGAGTATGTAGTTGCTGAATAAGTGATTTGACCCCAACTACCAGTTGCTGCTGTACCTGATGCTGGAGTTAAATCTGATCCTATTTGTTTACCATTTTTATCGTAAAACTTTAAGGCTGGTTTAATTGAGCCAGCACTTGTAGGAGAGATTATCTGTGCTGAAAGGGTGTACTGAGTTCCAGGAGTAATAGGGACTCCTTTAAGGATTGGTGAGTCTGCTCCTAAGGTCATAGAGCCAGCCCCTGAAGCAACAATTTTGCACGAGTAATTCAAGTCAATATATTTGTCAGTTAGTTGTTGTACAGGTGCTTCATCAGTGCTTGATGAGATAGTTGCGTTTGTAGCAATCCAATTACCAGTACTATTATAAAAAGTAGAGTCCTGAACACTGAGAAGAAGATTACTTGATGTAGTAATTGTTGGGGCATAATTAGTTAACGACTCAACATAAGTCCCTAAACCAGTTGCTGTTCCTTTACGGGAATATAGATAAAACGCTTCTCGTACAAGTTGCTTTTGACTTTTAATCGACATGCCAGGCTCTGGAGTAAGGCCAAAGTTTTGTGTTTCAAGAGGTAGTAAAGATACTGGAGTGCTAATTCTGGTGTGATCAGGAAGAAGGAGATCTAAAAATGTTAAAGATTCGTCTAATGTAAAACCGATGCCGTCAGTAAAATAGTAAAGGTCTGAGGTTGGGTCTGGTTCTCCAATAGGTGTTTGTTCTTTGCTTGTGAATACTCTAGGCAATGAACGGATCAGTGAGTCTGTACTTCCATGAGATGATGGAACGACGTCGTATACAGCACCAGCAGGTACCCAGACATTGTCAGATGTAAATAAAAACATCGCATAATAAATTGGTTTACCAGGAACAATAGGGATGCCAGCAGTGTCTTCAATCCCTCCACCATCGTTAAAAGATGTTTTTGTTACTGAAGAAGATACTTGTTCCCAAACAATTACGCCGTCTTCTGCAGTTTCAGGAAGACTATTTTGGTTTCTAACAAGGCGAATAGCGCTGTATGTACCCGATGGAGGTTGCCAGTTTACGTACACCTCAGTTGGGTACACCACCGTAATATACATTGGTGATACGGAATTAGGTATCTGGTTAGTTTGACCATAGATACTTTCTCCATATACCGCTACGCCATAATTAGCCACAAATTATTCCTTATGCTCCGATGAGTAGAAGTGGGTTAATCGTTGCTTCAGGAGTTGACCACGAAGCAGATGTTCCATTTGTTGTTAAATAATTTCCAGCCTGACCTGATTGGTTAGGAAGGGCGTTAATTGTTGACCATGCGTAATCATAGTCTGTACCTGAAGATTTAGTAAGAACTTGCCCTGTAGTTCCACCCGCTGGTGTACCAGTAAGTAGGGCTTCATTGATACCGTACTCAATGTTGGCAAGACGAGCCTTTAAAGTTGGCCAGTTTGTGGTTGTCTTGTCAAAGACCCCAATCCAACCAGAACCAGTAGCAATGTTTGTACCAAGGTTAGACTCAACAGCGCTTACTTCACTTTGAAGATCATTAACATCAGCGGCTTGAACTGTTGTAATGAAGTTCAATTTAGTGCTGAAGTCATTCTTCACGTTACTTGGGTAGTACGCAGTCATGAATCTTCCTTTCCTATCTTAGAATTGTATTTTCTCGTCTTTATCTTTTGTTTACTGCATGAACCTTAAGGATATTATCCTCCCATTATTAAGAATAACCCTGAAAAAAGATTTCCAACATCTACAGAGGATGTCCCACTTGACCCCTGTATACCCTGAGTTCCCACACCTATAGCGCCTTGCAATCCTTGAACTCCCTGCACCCCTTGAGTTCCTTGGATAGAGTTTCCCTGGGTTCCTTGAACGCCTTGCGTGCCTTGAGAACCAGTAGTTCCTAGAGTTCCCTGTAAACCAGTATTTCCAACACTTCCTTGTGTTCCCTGAGAACCCTGTGTTCCTGCTCCAGTTAATCCTTGAGTGCCCTGTGTACCTTGTTGGCCTTGAACGCCATCTGTACCTTGAGTGCCCTGTGCTCCTTGAGTTCCCTGAATTCCTTGGGTACCTGTAATACCTGTTGCACCTACAGCACCTTGTAACCCTTGACTTCCCTGTGTTCCTACAGAACCCTGTGTTCCATAAAAACCTTGAGTGCCTTGAACTCCCTGCGATCCTTGATAGCCTTGCAATCCATAAGGTCCTTGAGTTCCAAGAGCACCCTGTAAACCTTGAAGTCCTTGAGATCCCTGCGTTCCAGATCCCATTGCACCTTGAGTACCGATAGTTCCCTGGGTACCTTGAACACCTTGAGTCCCAGAGCCTAAAGATCCTTGTAATCCTTGTGTTCCTGACGAACCTTGAGAGCCATAACTTCCCTGTACACCTTGAATTCCATGTCCAGCAATAATTCCCTGAACAGTATTTTGTAAAGAGTACAAAGTTGTTTGTAAAGAATACTCTTTTTGTGCAAGAGCAATTAATGTTGCTGTTACATCTACTTCTTGAGTTCCGTCATTTTTTGTTACAAGAATAATCTCATTGTTTATATTGTTAAGGTTTGTAGCATTTGATAACGCTTTTAAATACAACTTTTTATTTTTGCCTTGGTTTGTTCCAAAACTACCAAGCCAAATAGGATATTCAGGATCTCCACCAATGTAAGCAACCCACACTCCCTGCCCAATGGCTGGTACATCAAGAGAGGTGCTAGAAGGATCGATGGGCCAAGCCCAGTCAGTTACCTCTGACCCTGTGGTTTGTGGAATTGACAGACGAAGTCTACGTTGATTTTGTGGGTCGTTGTTATCTTGAACAACTCCTCTATAGATTCCGTAATGTCTTTTAATATCATCCACTACATCGTTCCAATATTGATGTT